GGTAGCAGCAGAAGCAGCACTTGTAGCAGCCGATGCTGCTGAAGTGGCTGCAGCCGTTGCTGAGCCTAGAATGCTATCTACATAATCCTTAGGGGTAGCAGAGGATGAAATCATACCTGCGCTAGACAAGCCAGTTATCACTGGGCTACCAGAGATAGTAGGGCTGGTTAAAGTCTTATTGGTCAGGGTCTGGGTAGCATCAGCAATGACTACCGTACCTGTGGTATTAGGTAGGGTAATTGTGTTGTCTTGAGTTGGGTCAACTACGGTTAAGGTAGTCTCATAGGCATCAGCCGTAGTACCCTCAAATACTATGCTTGCTTCAGCGCTAGGTGTGCCTGTAAGAGTAGGGTTAGAAATTGTAGGGCTGGTAAGAGTCTTGTTAGTAAGAGTCTGTGTCTTAAGAGTTCCTACTACTACACCTTCTCCAGATGCAATGCCGTGCATTGTGTGAGCATTACCTGCTCCATCATTGTAGGAAGCATCAGCCTCTGCGTGTAGGTTGGCATCACGGTAATCTCTACCGATAGCCATATGTCTTACTACTGCACCTGCTGAGTGTGACTGTGCAGATGAGCCATCAATGGCTCGGGTAATTGTAAATGTATTGGTAGATACCGCCGTAGCATCTACGATTTCTTCAAGAGCAGTATCTACATCTATAACTAAAGTAAAGGTTCTGCCTGATGGGATTGTTACACCACCAAGTAAGGCTGTGCCTGATACTACTGTCATAGTAGCAGCACCTGCGGTTATAGCACTAGTCAGTGTTGACTGTTGGCTACGGGACGAGTATTGACGTGTTGGCATTTATGTTCCTATCGGGCGCTGTAATGAAGTCGTGGGGGATATTGAGTCTGTTGCTTTGTTCTTTCCTCGTTAAGGCGTTGAGTATAAAGAGCAAACAACTGACGCACTGCATTATTGCTAGCGCCAAATGGGCGCTTGGAATCAATTTCATCAGCCTGTGGGCTGTATTGAGCAGCACGGGCTGGGTCTAGATATTGTAGTAATCTGTAAGAAGCACCAAGAATTACCACATCTTTTACAGTTTCAGATAGTCCAGTCTGTGTAGAAAAGTCCTGATTAGTAGCAGTAAATGGAGTTGGATGGGTAGCATACATAACCTTAACAGTTCTACCAGCAATAATTACATCGCCAATAGTTACAGTCTGGCTACCACTGCCAGACCAAATCCCTGAAGTAGCATCTGCAAAAGGGTCAAAGTCATAACGCTTAACGCGTATCCATTCTTTAGTAGGTCCTATGTCCTGCCAAGAAATAGCAAGTATGTTTTCTATATTTAAATTATCAAAATTATATGTAGTAATGGCTGCATTGTATGTAAATGTAGTCTGCTTAGCAGCATATATGCTGGCGCCTACGGCATCAATAGTATCGTTAATAGCCTTCTTAATACTGTATCTTGGAAAGATAGGGCTAACAGTTACCTGAGTATCTACAGCAGCAGTAGCAGGGGTAGTTCCAAGATAGCCACGCCCGTAAGGGGCGACAGTAGCAGTGTTAGCAACACGGTCTACGCTATCTATCCAGAGTAATTCATCACCAATTTCAACAACACCTTTGCCAAAATCAGTAGTTGAACCAAGGCTTAATATGGTAGGAGATGAACTAGGTGATGTTAATGTAGTAACAGCAGCAGTTAAGTGTGTACTTCTATCCTGTTGGAAGGTGTATCCAGATAGATTAATCTTAACTTCATCTATCATTTCGGCTAATGTAACTGTCATACGTCAATGCTCCTTAACGCATCAGTAGGGGAAAGATTGGTAGTTCCTGCAAGTTCATTACAGATACCGCCAAGAGCCTTAAAGTCTTTAGGCTGACGGGCACTATCTGCTTCTAAATTCAATGCACCAATAAGTGCTTTACCTGTTGTCCCTGCATATTTGTTGGCAGCACCAGTAGCAGCCAGGTATGAAGTTAATACTGGATATGTTCCACTATTTCCCAAGCGATTAAGTTCGCTTGTAAATGAACTACCTGCTGTACCTGTCGCCATTATCTATACCTAGCCGTTTTCTTTGCGATTGATTTTGGTTGTTTAACAAACTGTTTACCTTTTTTATTACCTTGGGCTTTTGCTTTATTAGTAGCAGCCTTCTCAGCAGGAGTTAGATTAGCCCACGCTGCTTCAGGTAGATATCTTTTCTTACCCTTAGAAGGTTTGCCATCAGAAGTTTTCCACTTCTGTTTAGTCCAACTCTTTAAAGACTTCTGTGATTTAGCCAGTGCCACTATTTGTATCCTCCGCCTGCCTTCTTGTATTGCACAGCAAGTAACTGTGCCTTACGAGCAGACCATTCTCCTGGGTCTCCACCCTTGGAACCTGCTTTAATTTTATTGAATAGTGCTTTACGCATACCAGGCTTAGTGTAGTTGCCAGCCTCATTGACTTTAGATTTAGCCTTAGGCTTTGCTTTCTTCTTCACCATTTCACCCTATCTGCCCAGTAAGCAGCACTCATCTTTCCTTTAGCAATGTTCTTTGAGTGGCGTGCTTTAAAAGATGCACGCTTTTTTTTCATTCTGTCAGACTCTCCAGCCTTAGGCTTGCCTGCAGTCTCAGCACCCTGTTCGCCGAAACGAATAGTCTTGACTTGGCTACCTTGTTTAGCCACTACAATGTGTGACTTCTTTGGATGTCCAGGGGTGCGCTTAGGTTTATTAAAACCAGATACGCCAGCCCTTTTAAGCCTTGGGTCCGCTTTGCTTGCCATATTCCCCATACTTTCCTAGTACTACTCTTACTGTTCCATTCTTGTTTAACCGCACTACATATCCATCTTTGATTTGCACAGAGTTAAAACCATAGTGCGGTTTCAATTGTCCTGACGACATTAACGGTTCTTAACTCCAAACATACCGCCAATACCAGCGCCACCTTTAGCAAGATTACCTATACGGGTTTTGCCTGGTACTGGATTGCTATTAATTACTTTTACATCAGTAATTTTCATATTAGAAATATCTACATTTTGTTTTCCCCATTGATTTTTATACGCAGTAGGAGTGTAGTATTTTCCATCTGGCCCTTTAATAAGTTTTTTTTCAGCCATTAGTTAGCACTTCCCATCGGATAGGCACCTGTTTTTTTCATAATCATTTCTTTTGCTTTTTGAAGACCACCTTGCGGTATGCTGCCTTCTCTTATCATTTTATCAAGCATTGCATTGGCTTTCGCTATTGCAGCATTTTCAGCAGCGTTAATTTCTTTCTTCCGTTGCTGGGCTGTTTTGCCTGGACTAATTCTACCTGGCATAGTTATTTTTTACCCTTCTTCATAACGCCTTTAACCTTCTTCAGGTTGGGGTTTTTCTTCTTGGCTGCTGGTGAGGCTTTGCGGGCTCCAGATGCGAGGATTGCACCAGCACTTTTCATTGATACACCTTGCTTCTTGGCTATTGATTTCTGTGCTGCCTTGAAGCCCATTCCTTTTTTTGCTTTCATTACTTCTTCTTGCCCATCTTTTTCATTGCAGCCTTCTTCATACCCTTTTTCATTTCCATTTTCTTCTCAGCCTTGGATTCCATCTTCTCACCCATTGCATAAGCCTTGGCTGCTTTCTTTCCTTTGGCTGTGTAAGGGAACTTCTTCTTTCCTACTTTTGGCATATTATGCTCCTAGTTGATTTAGTACTGCTGCTGATTGTTTGTTTATATGTTTTGCTGGTGCCATTTTGCTAGAGTCATAAGGTTTACCCAATATGTCACTAGCCTTTACTGCCTCTTGAATCTTCTTCATAGAAGTTCCAGCAGGCTGAATGCCCTGGGCTCTAGCCTCTTTGTAGGCATCCAATTCTTTATTGAACTTTTTATTCGGGATAGTTCTACGACTATCCGCATCTCCAGTGTTCATCTGTATACTCATACCCTTGCAGCCAAAACATCCTTCTACTGGCTCAGGGTGGTGCTCCCAATGTTTCATATCGCTGTAAAGTTATCCTCTGTGATACCAACTCCACCAGCAATTAACGCTGCTTTAGTAGCAGCATCTACTGTGTAGTTATAACCACCTTGATAGTAGGCAGGATAAGTATCAAAATCAGAATCTTGTAGATATCTAACTTGAGCATATCCACCAGTAGGTTTAAGAACTATAGAAATACCTCTATCAAGTTTATAAAAATGAAATAAACGTCCACTACCAGCAGGACCTTCTTCAACTGTTGGAGTTGTAAAAATGTATTCAGTCATAAGTCCTCCTAATGAACTCACCCCAAAGGGGCAGACTTTTCAAATATGTCTACCCCTCAGAGTCAATCAACTAGAGAGCAGCGATTGAAGAACCAGATTCAATACGATACAGTGCTTCTTCACGATAACGTGCAAAGCCGAGTACGCCGTACCAGCCCATTGGGCGGAAACGCATCAACTTATCAGTTACGTTTCCGATAACAATGTGTGGCTCTTCTGCAACAGCCTCAGCAAGTGCTTGCTGTCCGCAGAGGATAGTATCAAATACACGTGTTACTGGAGTTACAGTTACAGTTGTTGTAGCAGTAACTGCAGCAGTGTTGGCTGTATCTACAGTAAATGTAGTGGTTGAGCCAGAAGTGCTGATTGCAGTAATCTTTGCACCTGATGCAATACCAGTTCCAGCAACCTTGTCGCCTACCTCAGCACGTGTTGCAATAACAGCAGAAGAAGCAACACCGAAGGTGAAGCCTGCTGATGTACCTGCAACGGTTACTGCGGTTGTAGCGAGAGCGGTCTGGTCTGCACCATCTTTAGCATTTGGCAAACGAGAAGACTCAACAAAGAATGCTCCTTCGTAGTCGCCAATTTCTCCAGCCCATACGTTATTAACGGCTGGGTCAGAGTTGATGTGAGCAAAGTTCCAGCCTAGGTTTCCAG